CGCAAGGCAGAACGAATCGACTATGAATCCTTCCTGAACGCCTACAACACCGAAGTCGGTGACAGACTGCCACACGCTGTTGCGGTCAACGAGAAACGCAAACGTCGCCTGAAGAAAATCATTCCGCAACTGAAAACGCCAAACGTGGACGGTTTCAGAGCGTATGTCAGGGCGTTTGTGCATCAGGCCAAGCCGTTTTACTTCGGAGACAACGACACTGGCTGGACGGCAGATTTTGATTACCTGCTGAGGGAAGATTCGTTAACGGGAGTACGGGAAGGGAAGTTTGCAGACAGGGGGATTGCATGAGACAGGATATCGAAGCGAGCGTTATCGGTGGCTTGCTGATTGGTGGATTAACACCAACCGCCAGCGACGTTCTGGCAACGCTGGAGCCGGAAGCGTTTTCAATTCCGCTCTACCGGAAAGCCTTCGAAGTTATCCGCAAGCAGGCGAGAAACAGAAACCTAATCGACGCGCTGATGGTTGCCGAGGCGTGCGGAGAGGAGCATTTCACGTCAATCCTGATGACCAGCAAAAACTGCCCGAGTGCCGCAAACCTGAAGGGATATGCCGGAATGGTCGCGGATAACTATCACCGCCGTCTGGTGCTGGAAATCATGGATGAAATGCGTGAACCAATTCAGAGCGGAACCATCGACGCATCGAGTCAGGCGATGGATGAGCTTGTAAAGCGTCTTTCAGCCATCAGAAAGCCCCGTGACGAGGTTAAACCGGTACGGTTAGGGGAAATCATCACCGACTACACTGACACGCTTGACAGGCGTCTGAGGAACGGAGAAGAGTCAGATACCCTGAAGACCGGAATCGAAGAACTTGATGCCATCACCGGAGGGATGAACGCGGAAGACCTGGTGATAATCGCTGCTCGTCCTGGTATGGGGAAAACCGAACTGGCGCTGAAGATTGCCGAAGGCGTTGCAAGCCGCGTTATTCCTGGTTCTGACGTCCGGCGCGGAGTGTTGATTTTCTCGATGGAAATGAGCGCATTGCAGATTGCAGAGCGAAGCATTGCCAACGCCGGGAGGATGTCGGTTAGCGTACTGCGAAATCCTGCATCGATGGATGACGAAGGCTGGGCGCGTGTTGCTAACGGCATGAGTCAGCTTGCAGATTTGGATGTATGGGTAGTCGATGCCTCGCGGTTATCGGTAGAAGAAATTCGCTCAATCGCAGAGCGGCACAAACAGGAAAATCCAAACCTGTCACTCATCATGGCGGATTATCTTGGCCTGATTGAGAAGCCGAAAGCAGACCGCAACGACCTCGCAATTGCTCACATCTCAGGAAGCCTGAAGGCGATGGCGAAAGACCTGAAAACGCCAGTTATATCCCTAAGTCAGCTTTCGCGCGATGTTGAGAAGCGACCAAATAAACGCCCGACAAACGCAGATTTGCGTGATTCAGGAAGCATTGAACAGGACGCAGACTCAATCATCATGCTCTATCGGGAAGCGGTATATGACGAGAACAGTAGCGCCGCGCCATTTGCTGAAATCATTGTGACGAAAAACCGTTTTGGCTCGCTTGGTACGGTTTACCAGCGGTTCTGCAACGGACACTTTGTTGCATGTGACCAGGATGAAGCCAGACAGATTTGCACAGCATCAAATGCACCTGCTGCGCGTGGCAGACGATATGCACAAGGGGCTGACGTATGACCATCTACATCACTGAGCTGATAGCAGGCCTGCTGGTAATCGCAGGCCTTTTTATTTGGGGGAGGGTAAATCGTGGCTGAGTTAATTTTCTCTGCATTGAGGATTCTCGGTGCTATGTGGATGGTGGCGACGTTCATTGTTGTTGCCAGCAGTTTTGTCCGGTTGGTAGGCGAAGGTAAAGACCTGGTGGGTGTGCTTTTCGGTAGCATTTTCCTGTGGGTGATTATCGGTGTTATGCCTGTTGTCGTAGCAAAAGTGGCGTGGCGTTTTGTGAGTTGAGGTAACGATGAAGCAAATATACATGCTTCGCAACGAAGCAATCAGAAATAACGCCATAGACGCAATACTCTCACTTCCCATCGACGACAAGTCACCTCATGAAGTCCACGTTAGAGAACCCAAACGCAGCAAAGCGCAGAATGACCGTATGTGGCCGATGCTGAACGATGTTTCGCGTCAGGTGCTATGGCATGGTCAACGGCTGGCGCCGGAAGACTGGAAAGACCTGTTCACTGCCCTGTGGCTTAAGACCAAAAAACTGGAGCAACGAAGTGTGCCTGGTATCGATGGTGGCGTTGTCATGCTTGGCGTGCGTACCAGCAAAATGCGAAAGGCCAGCATGACTGAGCTTATCGAAATCATGTTCTGGTTCGGCTCAGAGCGCAACGTGCGATGGAGTGATGACTCCCGGCGAGAGTATGAATGGTCACAACGAAAAGGGAAGGCTGCATGACTATCAAATCAAATACGCCAGCACACGACAAGGACTGCTGGCAAACGCCGCTTTGGCTTTTTGATGCACTGGATATTGAGTTTGGATTCTGGCTGGATTCGGCAGCGAGCGACAAAAATGCTCTGTGTGCTCACTGGCTAACTGAGGCCGACGACGCGCTCAATTCTGAGTGGGTAAGCCACGGTGCAATCTGGAATAACCCACCGTACAGCAATATCAGGCCGTGGGTGGAAAAAGCCGCTGAGCAGTGCATACAACAACGACAGACGGTAGTGATGCTTGTGCCAGAGGATATGTCTGTCGGATGGTTCAGCAAGGCTCTGGAGAGTGTTGACGAAGTTCGCATCATCACTGATGGACGGATTAATTTTATCGAACCATCGACAGGGCTGGAGAAGAAGGGAAACAGCAAAGGCTCAATGCTGCTGATTTGGCGACCGTTCATCAGTCCTCGACGGATGTTTACCACCGTATCCAAAGCGGCATTGATGGCGATCGGGCAGGGCGTCAGGAGGGCTGCATGAGACGACAGCGACGAAGTATCACCGACATCATCTGCGAAAACTGCAAATACCTTCCAACGAAACGCTCCAGAAATAAACGCAAGCCAATCCCAAAAGAATCTGACGTAAAAACCTTCAACTACACGGCTCACCTGTGGGATATCCGGTGGCTAAGACATCGTGCGAGGAATACAAGGTGATTGACCCAAATCGAAGTTACGAACAAGAAAGCGTCGAGCGGGCTTTAACGTGCGCTAACTGCGGTCAGAAGCTGCATGTGCTGGAAGTTCACGTGTGCGCCGATTGCTGCGCAGAACTGATGAGCGATCCGAATAGCTCAATGTACGAGGAAGAAGACGATGAATGAGTTAATAAATGGCAATGCCATCAAAATGACAAGCATTGAAATCGCTGAGTTGGTGGGAAGTCGTCCAGATAACGTAAAAATATCAATAGAGCGCCTGGCTAAATCTGGAGTTATTCAACTTCCTGCATTGCAGGTTTTCGAAAAAATCAATAACTTAGGACTGCGCCGTAGTGTCGAGGCTTACGTCTTCGAAGGCGAACAAGGTAAGCGCGACAGCATTATTGTCGTTGCCCAGTTGTCGCCGGAATTCACCGCTCGCCTTGTTGACCGTTGGCGAGAGCTTGAAGAAGCTGCGGTTAATATCCCCAAAACGTTACCGGAAGCGTTGCGCCTTGCTGCTGATCTTGCTGAGCAGAAAATGCAACTGGAAAACCAGCTCGCAATTGCCGCACCTAAAGTTGAGTTTGCCGATCGCGTTGGCGAGGCCAGCGGAATTTTGATTGGAAACTTTGCAAAGGTTGTCGGTATTGGTCCAAACAAACTGTTTGCGTGGATGCGCGATCACAAAATCCTTATTGCTTCAGGTTCCCGGCGCAATGTGCCAATGCAGGAATATATGGATCTCGGCTATTTCACAGTGAAAGAAACAGCGGTCAACACAAATCACGGAATACAGATATCGTTCACCACAAAAATCACCGGGCGTGGTCAACAGTGGCTGACCAGAAAGCTGCTCGATAACGGAATGCTGAAAGTAACAGGGGAGGCTGCTTAATGGCTAATCTACGCAAAGAAGCACGCGGCAGAGAATGCCAGGTACGTATTTACGGCGTATGCAATGGTAATCCTGAAACTACAGTTCTGGCACATTACCGGATGGCTGGAATTTGCGGAACGGGAATGAAGCCTGACGACCTGATCGGCGCATGGGCTTGTAGCGCGTGTCACGATGAAATCGACCGACGCACCCATAATCTCGACAACAAAGACGCCAGACTTTACCACCTCGAAGGCGTGATCAGGACGCAGGCGATACTACTGAAGGAGGGGAAGATTAAGCCATGAACGAATATCAGTTTGTGCTTCCATACCCGCCGTCGGTGAATACCTACTGGCGAAGACGGGGAAGCCAATACTACATCAGCGATAAAGGCCAGAAATACCGAAAAGACGTTCAGCAAATCATCCGCCAACTTAAGTTAGACATTTTCACCAAATCACGACTCCGCATCAAAGTAATCGCAGACGTTCCGGACTCCCGCCGCCGCGACCTCGACAACATCCTGAAAGGTTTACTCGACTCCCTTATCCACGCCGGATTTGCGGAAGACGACGAGCAATTCGATGACATTCGCGTAATTCGTGGTGTGAAAGTACCAGGTGGAAGGCTTGGAATAAAAATCACCGAACTGGAGAACGCATGAACGCCACAATTCAAACGATACCAGAGCTTCTTATCCAGACACGAGGCAATCAGACCGAAGTGGCAAGGATGCTTTCCTGCGCAAGAGGAACAGTGCTCAAGTACAACCGAGACAGCAAAGGCGAGCGTCACGTAATAGTTAACGGCGTCCTGATGGTCAAACAGGGCAAAAGGGGAAGGCCATGAGACTCGAAAGCGTAGCTAAATTTCATTCGCCAAAAAGCCCGATGATGAGCGACTCACCACGGGCTACGGCTTCTGACTCTCTTTCCGGTACTGATGTGATGGCTGCTATGGGGATGGCGCAATCACAAGCCGGATTCGGAATGGCTGCATTCTGCGGTAAGCATGAACTCAGCCAGAACGACAAACAAAAGGCTATCAACTATCTGATGCAATTTGCACACAAGGTATCGGGGAAATACCGTGGCGTTGCAAAGCTTGAAGGAAATACTAAGGCAAAGGTACTGCAAGTACTCGCAACATTCGCTTATGCGGATTATTGCCGTAGTGCCGCGACGCCGGGCGCAAGATGCAGAGATTGCCACGGTACAGGTCGTGCGGTTGATATAGCAAAAACAGAGCAGTGGGGGAGAGTTGTTGAGAAAGAGTGCGGAAGATGCAAAGGCGTCGGTTATTCAAGGATGCCAGCAAGCGCCGCATATCGCGCTGTAACGATGCTAATCCCCAACCTTACCCAACCCACCTGGTCACGCACTGTTAAGCCGCTGTATGACGCTCTGGTGGTGCAATGTCACAAAGAAGAGTCAATCGCAGACAACATTTTGAATGCGGTCACACGTTAGCAGCATGATTGCCACGGATGGCAACATATTAACGGCATAATATTGACTTTTTGAATAAAGTTGGGTAAATTTGACCCAACGATGGGTTAATTCGCTCGTTGTGGTAGTGAGATGAAAAGAGGCGGCGCTTACTACCGATTCCGCCTAGTTGGTCACTTCGACGTATCGTCTGGAACTCCAACCATCGCAGGCTGAGAGGTCTGCAAAATGCAATCCCGAAACAGTTCGCAGGTAATAGTTAGAGCCTGCATAACGGTTTCGGGATTTTTTATATCTGTGCAACAGGTAAGAGCATTGAACCCGCAGACCTCGCGGAATTGGTGAAAGGTGCCGCGCAGTGCTCTTATCGTTGTGGTGAAGCTCAATGGCGAGCTAGCAGATAGGCGACAGTGAAAATACTAGTCATGTAGCTGACCGCCGCGCGTACTGCAATCGGCAGCGCACCGATGGAAGCCGGTTCGATTCCGGCCGCCACAACCCAAACTGAGCCGTAGCCACTGGCTATCCTGAATTCATCAGTGATAGTTACGCTGCTGCCTTCTACACATGATCTTCGTGAAAGCGGGTGGCAGGAGGTCGCGCTAACAACCTCCTGCCGTTTTGCCCGTGCATATCGGTCACGAACAAATCTGATTACTAAACACAGTAGCCTGGATTTGTTCTATCAGTAATCGACCTTATTCCTAATTAAATAGAGCAAATCCCCTTATTGGGGGTAAGACATGAAGATGCCAGAAAAACATGACCTGTTAGCCGCGATTCTCGCGGCAAAGGAACAAGGCATCGGGGCAATCCTTGCGTTTGCAATGGCGTACCTTCGCGGCAGATATAATGGCGGTGCGTTTACAAAAACAGTAATCGACGCAACGATGTGCGCCATTATCGCCTGGTTCATTCGTGACCTTCTCGACTTCGCTGGACTAAGTAGCAATCTCGCTTATATAACGAGCGTGTTCATCGGCTACATCGGTACTGACTCGATTGGTTCGCTTATCAAACGCTTCGCTGCTAAAAAAGCCGGAGTAGAAGATGGTGGAAATCAATAATCAACGTAAGGCGTTCCTCGATATGCTGGCGTGGTCAGAGGGAACTGATAACGGACGTCAAAAAACCAGAAATCATGGTTATGACGTCATTGTTGGCGGAGAGCTATTCACTGATTACTCCGATCACCCTCGCAAACTTGTCACGCTAAACCCCAAACTCAAATCAACAGCCGCAGGACGTTACCAGCTTCTTTCCCGTTGGTGGGATGCCTACCGCAAGCAGCTTGGCCTGAAAGACTTCTCTCCGAAAAGTCAGGACGCTGTGGCATTGCAGCAGATTAAGGAGCGTGGCGCTTTGCCGATGATTGATCGCGGTGATATCCGTCAGGCAATCGACCGTTGCAGCAATATCTGGGCTTCACTGCCGGGTGCTGGTTATGGCCAGTTCGAGCATAAGGCTGACAGCCTGATTGCAAAATTCAAAGAAGCAGGCGGAACGGTCAGAGAGGTTGAGGTATGAGCAGAGTCACCGCGATTATTTCCGCTCTGGTTATCTGCATCATCGTCTGCCTGTCATGGGCTGTTAATCATTACCGTGATAACGCCATCGCCTACAAAGAGCAGCGCGACAAAGCCGCATCCATCATCGCTGACATGCAGAAGCGTCAACGTGATATAGCAGAACTAGACGCCAGATACACAAAGGAGCTTGCTGATGCTAACGCGACTATCGAAAGTCTCCGTGCTGATGTTTCTGCTGGGCGTAAGCGCCTGCAAGTCGCCGCCACCTGTGCAAAGTCAACGACCGGAGCCAGCAGCATGGGCGATGGAGAAAGCCCAAGACTTACAGCAGATGCTGAACTCAATTATTACCGTCTACGAAGCGGAATCGACAGGATAACCGCGCAGGTTAACTACCTGCAGGAGTACATCAGGACTCAGTGCCTGAAATAATTTTTTTGCAAATCACAAAGTCTATTTAATGAGCCTCGCGATGCGGGGCTTTTTTACATCTGAATTTCACAGCGCATCTCACGCGCATATTACATCACCCGAGCCTTTCAGAAAGTTGAGCCTGAGAACTGCCGTATATGGTGGCGACCATCTCGGGGCGGCTTTTCTGTGAGACAGGCTCACTTTCTAAAAGGTAAAGACGCTATGAATCATCAATTGGCTAATCTCGATTTCCGGGACATGGTGGTTGTTTCTGGTGATCGCGTGATCACAACCTCCCGCAAGGTAGCAGCTTACTTCGACAAGCAGCATCACCACATCATTCAGAAAATCGAAAAGCTAGACTGTTCGGATGAATTTCTAACCAGCAACTTTTCGCGGGTTACCTATGAACACAAGGGTAATCAGTATGTTGAATATGAAATTTCCAAAGACGGTGCGATGTACATCATCATGTCGTTTACCGGCAAAAAAGCTGCCGCCATCAAAGAGGCGTTTATCAAAGCATTTAATTGGATGCGTGACAGGCTGATGGAGATGGCTCACTCATACCAAAGAGAGCACAACGAGTTAATGCTGGAGTTCATGAAGGAAAAGGATGTTGCCAGTATGTCAGGACGCTTGCTGAACCGCTGGGGCAGGATCAAAAAACCGCAACTCATAGCAAGAATCAAAAGGCTTGAGCAGCAGGCGCAAATATCGATCCCCGGACTGCCAAAGTGACCATTCCAAAGCCCATCTACGGGTGGGCTTGATAATGAAACCGTGATTTACATCCCCACAATCCGGGTATGTAAAAGATAGTTCAGGCGAGAACAGATTTAACTAAATCTGTGCACCACCAGTTACGGCAGTACCACGAAGCAACCCAAGCCAGTAAGTGGGGAAATAACACTGGCAGCCACTGAAAGATGAACCTCCAGCCTTATGGCAAAAAAGATTCTTTGTGGTGGCGGACTGATGGAAAGACATCGGTTATTGCAGAGGCCATTCAATGAGTGGTCTCGACAATGGCTTATACCCTGCACGGGATAACTTAACTGATATCCCTTTTAACGGATAAACGGAGCCAACAATGGCAGAGATTATTCCCATGACTGAAGAACAGAAATTCCAGCTAGAGATTTACAAACTGGTCATGAACCAGAACGCAGCAGCAGAGGAAGCATTTCAGTTCATTGGTACTGACGAGCTGAAGCTTGAGCTATTCAAAATTCACTTCCAGTCAGGCGGCGCTAATTCGGATATCACGACCCGCACTATCGAAGCGGTGCGTAAATCGAAGGAAGCGTTAGACCTGTTCACTACCGGAGCATAAACATGGCAACTCAAGGTTTCGACAACCCATCCAAATTCCGCGATGAATGGGATAAGCAAGCAGAAGGGAAATAATCAATATGGCGACTGAGAAAAAGAACGTCGGTCGCCCTTCGGATTACCTGCCGGAGGTGGCTGATGATATCTGTGCGCTGCTTGCCTCCGGGGAAAGTCTGGTTAAGGTTTGCAAGCGCCCCGGCATGCCAGCAAAGGCTACTGTATTTCGCTGGCTGTCAGAGCATGACGAATTTAGAGACAAGTACGCGAAGGCAACTGAGGCACGAGCTGATTCTATTTTCGAAGAGATATTCGAAATTGCTGACAATGCGATTCCAGATGCTGCTGAGGTGGCAAAGGCAAGACTTCGCGTTGATACCCGCAAATGGGCGCTGGCCCGAATGAATCCACGTAAGTATGGCGACAAGGTAACTAATGAGCTTGTCGGCAAAGACGGCGGCGCAATCCAGATTGAAACATCACCGATGAGCACTCTATTCGGAAAATGACCTCGATTAATCCTATCTTTGAACCGTTCATTGAGGCGCATCGCTACAAAGTCGCCAAAGGCGGTCGAGGTAGCGGTAAATCATGGGCAATTGCGAGGCTGCTTGTTGAAGCGGCGCGTCGGCAGCCGGTGCGCATCCTCTGTGCTCGTGAACTGCAAAACAGTATCAGTGATTCGGTAATCCGGCTGCTTGAAGATACCATCGAGCGTGAAGGGTATTCAGCTGAGTTTGAAATTCAGCGTTCAATGATTCGTCATCTCGGAACGAATGCTGAATTCATGTTCTACGGCATCAAAAACAACCCGACGAAGATTAAATCGCTCGAAGGTATTGATATCTGCTGGGTGGAAGAAGCGGAAGCGGTAACGAAGGAATCATGGGATATCCTGATCCCAACCATCCGCAAGCCATTTTCCGAAATATGGGTGAGCTTCAACCCGAAAAACATCCTCGACGATACCTATCAGCGATTCGTAGTAAACCCTCCCGATGATATTTGTCTGCTGACGGTGAACTACACCGACAACCCGCACTTTCCTGAAGTTCTCCGTCTGGAGATGGAAGAGTGTAAACGCAGAAACCCGACACTGTATCGTCACATCTGGCTTGGTGAGCCAGTAAGCGCAAGTGATATGGCAATCATCAAACGTGAATGGCTTGAAGCTGCAACTGATGCGCACAAGCAACTCGGATGGAAAGCGAAGGGTGCGGTTGTTTGAAGTGGTCAACAAAAACTGGCCACCGAG